TCGAAGCAAAGTACGAAGGTGGCATCCTCAAGGCGGAAGCTACGTTGGATCGTGAGGAACTTACTACTCACATCCTCTTCGTGGTGAAGATGGGCGACATGGCGTACTCGGACACGACGCGTTTTCCGACCGGGCCGTGGTGTAAGGAGGGCGATTTTGTATTGACTCGCCCCTATGCAGGCACCCGCGTGCGTATTCACGACCGTGAGTTTCGCATCATCAACGATGACACCGTAGAAGCGGTGGTCGAAGACCCGAGAGGATTTAGCCATGCCTAATGACGCGTTCAAGTTTCCTGACGAACAGGAACAAACTGAAGAGAAAGCCAAAGGCGGTGAAGTTACCGCTGATGTGGAAGTAGAGATTGTTGACGACACGCCCCCGCAGGATCGGGGCCGTGACCCGCTGCCGAAAGAGATCGTTAAGGAGTTGGAAGACGATACCCTAGACGAATACTCAGACAAGGTTAAAAAGCGTCTGTCACAGATGAAGAAGGTGTGGCATGACGAGCGCCGGGAGAAGGAGCGGGCTGCGCGCGAACGCGAAGAAGCGCTGCGCTACGCCGAGGCGAAGTCCAAGGAAGTGATCGAACTTCGTAAGCGACTGGGCGATGGTGAGCGGCGCTATAAGGACGAAGCTACCAAAGCGGCGCAAACCGAGATTGCATCGGCAAAAGACAAGCTGCGGCAGGCGTATGAAGCCAACGATCCTGTCCAGATTGCGGACGCACAAGAGGCGCTTACCGACGCCAAACTGCGGATGAAAGAAGTAGAGTACTTCCGCCCCTCTTTACAAGAGCAGGAAAAAGAGGTAGAAACGGAACAACAGGTGCGAGCGCCCACTACGGTCGACCAAAAAGCGGAAGCTTGGCGGGAACGAAATACGTGGTTTGGCGTGGACGAGGAGATGACAGCCCTCGCTCTCGGCCTGCATGAAAAGCTTGTCCGGTCGGGTGTTGATCCTCGTAGTGACGAGTATTACCGCCGAGTAGATGAAAGAATGAGAAAGCTGTTCCCCGACGCGTTTGAAAGTTCGGATGACGTCGAGGAAGAGCAGACTCAATCCACGGAGGTTGAGGTTGAAAAACCCGCCCCGCGCAAAAAGCCGAATGTAGTTGCTCCGGCATCGCGTAGCACCGCGCCTAAAAAAGTGCGACTGACGCAAACGCAGTTGGCGTTGGCTAGGAAGTTCGGCCTTACACCGGAAGCGTATGCGAAAGAACTGATTAAACTGGAGAATTACAATGGCTGAAAATCGTCTCGCTCGTGAGTTGGACCTTAGAGACACTACGCAGCGCAAGCAACACTGGGCACGTCCGGAATTGCTCCCCACTCCCAACCCGGAGAAGGGTTATGTGTTCCGGTGGATTCGGACAAGTATCATGGGGCAGTTCGACCCCACGAATACTTCCGCAAAGTTCAGGGAAGGTTGGGTGCCTGTGAAGGCCGAAGATCATCCCGAGATGCAAATCTTTAGTGACCCGCAAAGCCGCTTCAAGGATAACGTTGAAGTGGGCGGGTTGGTGCTGTGCAAGGCTCCGCAAGAGATGGTCGATCAGCGTAACGAGTGGTACGACCAGCAGGCTAAATCTCAAATGGATGCCGTGGACAACACGTTGATGAAGACCAACGATCCTCGGATGCCGCTCTTCAACGAGCGTAAATCTTCGGTGTCGTTTGGTAAGGGCAAATAACTTTTAGGAGTTTTTCATGGCATACCCTGTTGTCGATGCCCCGTACGGGCTGAAACCGGTCAATCTGATCGGCGGTCAGGTCTATGCTGGTTCCACGCGCCTGATGGCGATCAACACCGGCGAGACCACGGCCATTTTCTATGGTGACGCGGTTGCGCTGTCTGCTGGTTACATCACCCGTGATCCGGCTGATTCGGCGATGACCCCTGTTGGTGTTTTCATGGGCTGTACCTACACGGACCCGAACACCAACCAGAAGCTGTTCAAGCAGTTCTACCCCGGTGGTATCACCGCCTCGGACATCCAAGCGTATGTGGTCGATGACTACGACGCGCTGTTCAAGGTTGCGGTGGTGTCGAGTGGTACGACCATTAGCGGCGTGACCCAAGCGGCTGTCGGCTTCAATGCCGCGCTGGTTGATAACACCGGCTCGACCATCACTGGTGACTCGAAAGTGGGTATTTCGGCTACCACGGCGACGACCAACACCCTCCCGGTGCGCATCGTTGATCTGGTTCCGGATACTCGTAACTCGCTGGGTTCGTATACCGAAGTGATCGTGAAGTGGAACTTCGGCATGCACCAGTATCAGCGCGCGACTGGCGCGTAAGGAAGGGGATAAAAAATGGCAATTTCTCGTGCCCAGCTACTCAAAGAACTGCTCCCCGGCCTGAACGCGCTGTTCGGCATGGAGTACGCCCGCTACGGTGAAGAGCACAAAGAGATTTACGAGACGGAATCTTCGGAGCGTTCGTTCGAAGAAGAGACCAAACTCTCGGGCTTCTCGGCTGCTCCGGTGAAGAACGAAGGTAACGCGATTGCGTACGACAATGCGCAGGAAGCGTGGACCGCTCGTTACAACCACGAAACCATCGCGCAGGGCTTCTCGATCACCGAAGAGGCGGTCGAAGATAACCTGTATGACTCGCTCTCCTCGCGCTACACGAAGGCTCTGGCCCGCTCGATGGCGTACACGAAGCAAGTCAAGGGCGCTGCGATCCTGAACAATGGTTTCAACAACAGCGCCCCGTACTACGGTGGCGACGGCGTGCCCCTGTTCTCGACCGCTCACCCGCTGGTTTCGGGTGGCACCAACAGCAACACGTTCTCGACCCAAGCTGACCTGAACGAAACCTCGCTTGAAGCGGCGGTGATTCAGATCGCTGGTTGGACCGACGAACGTGGTCTGCTGATTGCCGCCAAGCCGCGCAAGCTGATCGTTCCGCCGAACCTGATGTTCGTTGCTACGCGTCTTCTGGAAACGGAACTGCGCACGGCGACCAACAACAACGACGTGAACGCGATCAAGTCGATGGGTTCGATTCCGGAAGGGTTCCGCGTGAACCACTTCCTGACGGACACGAACGCTTGGTTCCTGTGCACTGACGTGCCGAACGGTATGAAGCATTTCGTCCGCACCCCGCTGCAGAATTCTATGGACGGAGATTTCGACACCGGCAACGTCCGTTACAAGGCCCGCGAGCGTTATTCGTTCGGCTGGTCGGACCCGCTCGGTATGTTTGGTTCCAGCGGCGCGTAGTAAAAATAGGGGGCTTCGGCCCCCTATTTTGTTGTAATATGTAGTTACTGGGGATTTCACCTGTACCGACTGCCCCCAGCAGACCTAGTAGGGACGGTACGGGGATGTGCTACTACACGGAGAAGTAAATGGCTATCACCACTCTTGACGGCCCGGTACGGTCGCTCAACGGTTTCTACTCGCAAGGCCCGAACACCGTCGTCAATCTGGCGAACGGTACTAACACGGTTACCCTGACGGTTGCTGCGTACGCGGGCAAGCTGATCCGCACTAACGACGCGACCCTCGTCATCACCCTGCCGTCGATCAATACCACTGCAAGTGCTGTTTCGGCTGGCCCCGGCACTGACCCCAACACGCAGAACAACGTCGGCACCAGCTACACGTTCTTCATCGAGACGGCCGCTACGGCGGTGTCGATTGCTACCGATGGTACGGACAAGTTCGTTGGTTCGATCCTGATGGTTGCGACTGACGCGGCTGGCGCGACGACGGGTTATGCCCCCGCTGCGGCGAACGACTACATCAACCTCAACGGCACGACCACCGGTGGTGCTGCGGGTTCGTGGATTCGTTGCACGGTGCTTGCTGCCAACAAGTACTACGTTGAAGGCGTCATTCTCGGTTCCGGCACTGTCGCGACTCCGTTCGCCAACAGCTAAAAGGGGCCGTAAATGGGCATGCAAACTGACGTACTAGCTAGTCAGGCCCGGACGGACGACGGACAGCTTCTGGATCAGGCGGGTAACACGATTGGGCGGGCGCGCATCAAGTCCGTCTATATCGTCCCCGCCGCCGGGGCTGGTTCCGTAGTGTTCAAGGACGGCGGTGCGAGCGGCACGACCAAGATTACGATCAATACGCTTGCATCGTCCTCGTCCCCGAACTACATGCTCCTGCCGGGGGAAGGTGTTCTGTTTACTACGAACATCTACGTTGACGTGACTACCATCGGTTCAGTGATGGTCTTTTACGGGTGATCCCGTGCAAAACGAACAGTCCTACGATCTGGTGGGGCGGAAGCTGTTTGTAGCGATCCCGGCATACGACTTCAAAGTGCCGGTCAAGATGTTGGGGTCGCTTATTCACTTCGACCGCATGTGCGGCAGCCACGGCATCGGGTTTGAGCTGGGCACCATATCCGGGTGTTCGGTTGTTTCTCGCGCGCGCAATCTTCTAGCCAGCGATTTCCTCGCGTCTTCCTGCGATACGATGCTGTTCATCGACGCAGACATGACGTTCGATCCCAACGACATCCTTCGGTTACTTGCGTGGTCTTCGGATTCCAAGCGAAACATCGTGGGTGGTGTTGGCTGCGCGAGGAAAAAGCAGGCGACGTATTACTCGCATCTGGACAAGGATGAAGAGGGCAACCTCCTGATGGACCGCATGGGTCTTGTGCGTGCGAAGCGCATGGGCACCGGGTTCATGATGATCCAGCGTCAAGTCATCGAGACGTTGGCCAATGCACATCCTGAGTGGCAGTACTACGACGCTTCGGCGGACCGCACACTGCACTCGCTGTTCGACTTTCAATCCACGCCGGAAGGCTATATCGGTGAGGATTACCTTTTTTGCGACCGCGCCCGCGCGCATGGGTTTGAAGTGTGGATTGATCCCACAATCAAGCTTGGTCACATGGGGATGCACGAGTTTGAAGGTGCATTTGGTGACGACATCCTTTACCCGATGATTGATGCTGCGCGTAAGCGGGAAGAGGAAGAACCGTTGAGGATTGCATATGGCTGAACGGAAGAAGGGCATGGGGATTAAGACTTCCGTGAAGTCTGGTAACTTCCGCCCGACCAAACAGGGTGCTGGTATGACTGAGAAGGGTGTTAAGGCATACCGTAAAGCAAACCCCGGTAGCAAGCTCAAGACGGCGGTTACCGAAGATAAACCTACCGGAGAGCGCGCTGCTCGTCGCAAGTCGTTTTGTGCTCGTTCTGCTGGGCAGATGAAGATGTGGCCTGAAGCCGCGAAAGACCCCAACAGCCGTATTCGGCAAGCCCGTAAACGGTGGAAGTGTTAAGGAGATAGTGATGGCTGAACCCCAAGGCAAAGCTCTGGAAGAACTTCGTCGTCAACGCGATCAAAAGCGTATGGAGACGCAGGAAGAAAAAGCCCCGACCACCAAGACTAATATGGGCGAAGGTAAGCTCAAGTTCAAAGGCGGCGGCTACGTCCGCGCGGCTGATGGTATTGCCCAGCGCGGTAAAACCAAGGGCCGGGTGCTGTAATGCCGTCCTCCTCCAAGAAGCAGCACAACTTGATGGAGGCGGTAGCCCATAACCGCGCCTTCGCAAAGCGGGTAGGTATCCCGCAGTCGGTGGGGCGTGATTTTGTTCAGGCCGACAAAGGCCGTAAATTTGCGAAAGGTGGCGAAATGGCTGAAGCAAAGAAGATGGTCAAGAAGGAAGTTGCCTTCATGAAGAAGGCTGGCGCGCCCAAGTCGATGGTCAAGCACGAAATGGCCGAGATGAAGGGTATGAAAGCTGGTGGCGCTGTCACCAAGAGCAAGGCGCAACTGAACAAAGACCGCTACGACATGGGTGTTGCGGCTACCTACAAAGCGGGTG